CGCCATCTGGTCGCCGCGCTTGATCAGCTCGACTTCCGTCAGCTTCACTTCGAGCCGGCGCTCTTCTTTTTGGTAGCGTGTGCTTCCGTTCGTGTCCATGACGAGTCCTCTCGGTCGATGGGTGCCTGACCGCTGCACCGGGTGTTTGCGTTCGTGCGCTCAGCGAAAGCCGCGCGTGCGGCGCGCTTCACGCTGTTGCTCCCAGTTCGGCCCGAGCCGTCGCTCCTCGACAGCGATGCGCTCGTGGTGCGCGCGCTCGATCGCGAGCTTCATGCCGTTCGTGATGCCGAAGTCGACGTACGCGACCACCACGTCCGCGCGCAGCAGCCACGAAACGTGCGCCTCAATGCCGGCGTCGCGGTGCTCGCTGGCCGCATCGTCGAGCACGCGCGGGTACAACAGATGCCCGAGGAACGGCGCTTCGCCGCGCTCGAGTGCATCCAGCATGCAGGCGTCGGCGTAACGAACGTTGCGCTCGGTGTCGCCGGCGAGCGGCGACTCGATGCAGACGCAACGTCTACGCCTCACGCTTGCGCCTCCGCCCCGTCCGGGCGCCGCGTCGAGCGCCGCTTACGGCTACGCAGCTGCAGCGCGTCGTCGGCGCTCGCTCCGAACAGCACGCAGAGCGATCGAAACCGATCCACGCCCATCGCTGCGCGACCGCGTTCCCAACGCGACACGCACGTTGGGTCGGTTTCGAGCTTCAGTGCGAGATCGAGCTGCTTCCAGCCTCGCGACCGGCGCTGCTCGCGCATCCAATCCCCCAGCGCTCGAAGGGCGTCCATGTGGCGTTTATTTCTAGGCGCAAACGCCCAGTGATGTCAAGTGGCGCCTAGCCCTGCCGATTTGCCTTCGGCCCGAAAATTGTGCCACGAAGGGCTCGATGAGGCGTAACGCGAGCGAAACGTTTGGCCAGCGCTTGCGCGGACTTCGAGAGGAGCGCGGGCTCCTTCAGGAGCAGGTCGCACGCGACTTGGACGTAACGCTGTCCACCGTCTCCCGCCTTGAGCGCGACAAGAGCCTGCCGCACGGCGAGCTCCTGATGAAAATCGCCGAGTACTTCGAGATCGGCACGGACTACTTGCTATTCGGCATCGAGCCGCAGTCCACAACCAACATCGCGCCGCCCCCGAGCGAGCTCGTCGAGTTCGACCGCTTCTTGAAGACTGATTACGGACGTATCGCGCAAGAACGCGGGTACGTGGGTACGCTCGCCACAATGCGATATCCGTATCCGCCGTCGCTGAAGATATACAAAGCACTCGTGGCTGCGTTCATGCTCGAGGACGCGCGGGACTTCGCCAAAAGTGAAACGGCTCACGAGCCGAAGTCCCGCAGAAGGTAACGCGTCAATCCAGCTAGCGAAATCGCACGGTAAGCCGTCTGACGCGTCGTGCCTACCAAAATGCAACAACGCGAAAGGTCACTGTGGCGAGCGGTCATCCGATCGCGGTAAATCGCTACCCACAGTGCGAGCTAACACTTTAGGGGAGGGTGCTGACTGGAACGCGTACTTGGCGAGCCACGACGGAAAGCGCGCGAAGTTTCTCGAGCTCCAGTTGTTGCGCGCTCTGCGTAAGGTGGCCGACGTACCGCTCCGGCAGCAAACGTTCGAACGGCTACGCGCGGTGATCGCGGACGCCGAAGAGCTGCGCAACGTGGATCAGCTGGCTTTGGTCTTGAAGTTCCCGCGGACCAAACCGTGCAACGACACGCGTGCAGACAAAACCAAGAGCGGTGCCAACGGTAAGCACGCAGCCAAGGCGCAGCGGCGCGGCTGACCCGTCGGCCAAACGCTGCCCGGCTCAGTGCGATCTTCCGCCGGGCAGCGTCGCGGCAATGCTGCACGCATGACGCGTGCTTTTCGCACTTTTTGACGCGTAGGAAGCGCCCGACTTGGCGTTCTTGCCAAACTACTTACGCCGTGGTATTGGGCGTTTGTGACGTGTGAACAACGCTCAGTGCGCCGGCTGCCCGTCGTTACGAACTCGGAACTCAAAACGTTCAACCGGTGCCGCCGGGAGCACTATTTCGCATACGAGCTCGGGTACCGCAGCCTCGCCGATGCCGAGGCGCTGCGCTTCGGCACGCTCTTCCACGTCGGGCTGCAAGCGTGGTGGCTGACGCCGAGCACCGATGATCGACTTGCCGCCGCGATCGACGCGATCGGCCCGCACGCGCAGGACGAGTACGACCTGGTTCGGGCGGGCGTGCTGCTGCAGGGCTACGACGCCCGCTGGGCGAACGAGAACCTCGAGGTGCTCGCGGTGGAAGCCGAGTTCCGCGCGCCGCTGCTCAATCCAGCGACCGGCGCGCCGAGCCGCACCTTCGAGCTCGGCGGCAAGCTCGATGCGATCGTGCGGCAGCGCGACACCGGCCACTCCTATATCGTCGAGCACAAGACGAGCAGCGAAGACCTGTCGCCCGGCTCGCAGTACTGGCAGCGCCTGACGCTCGACTCGCAGGTGTCGATCTATTACGCGGGCGCGCGCTCGCTCGGCCACGACCCGCACGGTTGCTTGTACGACGTTATCTCCAAGCCACGGCACGCGCCCAAGCGCGCGACGCCGGAGGAGCTGCGGAAGTACACGCGCGACGGCCGCTTGTATGCCAACCAGCGCGCGACCGACGAGACGGCCGACGAGTTCCGCCTGCGGTTGCTCGAAGAGATCTGCGACAAGCCGGACCAGTACTACCAGCGCTCGATCGTCGTGCGCCTCGAAGAAGACGAGCGCGATGCGGCGTACGACGCGTGGCAAACCTCGCGCGCCATTCGCGAAGCGCAGCTCTCCGGTCGATGGCCTCGCAACTCGGACGCGTGCATGCGCTACGGCCGCGTCTGCTCGTACTTCGGAGTCTGCACGCGCACCGCGTCACTCGAAGATCCGTCGCGCTACGTGCGCGTCGACAACGTGCACCAGGAGCTGTCCATCGACGCAGCCTGACGCCGCACGCCCATAGGACTTCGCGCGAGCAGTCTCGCCCGCGCAGGAACCGAAAGAGATGGTCTCTATGTCCGCTCCACCAGCAGTACCCAGAAAACTAACAGTACCCAGCGCCTCGCCGCCGCCGAAAGTCGCGAGCGCCGCCGCTCCGAGCCGCATGAAGCTCGCCAGCGTCGTGAAAGGCCGACTCGCGAAGCCATTGCGGGTCTTGGTTTACGGCGTCGAAGGCGTCGGCAAGTCGACTTTCGCCGCGAGTGCGCCCTCGCCTATCTTCCTCGGCGCGGAGGACGGCACGTCCGAACTTGACGTCCCGCGCTTTCCCGAGCCGCACAGCTGGAAGGACGTGCTCGACGCCGTCGACGAGCTGACCGAGGCCGAGCACGACTACAAGACGCTCGCCATCGACACGCTCGATTGGATGGAGCCGATCTGTTGGGCGCACGTATGCGCCACGAAGAAGGACAAGAACGGCAAGTCGTTCCAGTCCATCGAAGATCTCGGGTACGGCAAAGGCTACACAGCGGCGCTCGAACACTGGCGCCTGCTGCTGTCGAAACTCGAGCGACTGCGCGCGAAGCGCGGCATGACGATCATCCCGATCGCGCACTCCTGGATCAAAACATTCAAGAATCCGACCGGCGACGACTTCGACAGATACCAGCTCAAACTGCACGAGAAGGCATCCGCCATCTGGCGCGAGTGGTGCGACGTAGTGCTCTTCGCCGCGCACGAGACGCTGACGTACGAGACCAACGGCCGCGCCAAGGGCGTGCAGGGCGCGCGCGTGCTGTACACCGAGCGATGCGCGGCGTGGGAGGCGAAAAATCGGCAAGACCTGCCGCCGAAGCTCCCGCTCGACTGGGACGCGTTCGCGGAAGCCGTCGCGGCGCATCGCCCAGCAGATCCAGCGAAGCTCCGCGCGCGCATCGAAGAGCTCTTGCCGCTCGTCGGCGAGGACATCCAGACGCGCGTGAAGACCGCGCTCGAGAAGGCCGGCGACGACGCCGCGCAGCTCGCGAAGATTGAAAACAAGCTCGCTGCGATGGCGAGCGAGGCAGAGGCACAACCAATGGAGGAGACGCAATCATGATCGACGAAGGCACATACATGGTTCGCGGCGTCGAAGCCGCGCTCGGATACACGTCTGGCGCGGAACCGAAGGAACAGGTCGCGGTCGAGCTGGTGATCCTCGACGGCGGCGAGCACGAGGGGAAGCGAATCACCTGGTACGGGTTCTTCACCGAAAAGACGATCGAGACGACGCTGAAGTCGCTGCGCACGCTTGGTTGGGAGGGCGATGACCTCAGCGACCTGAGCGGCATCGACACGAAGGACGCGTACGCGGTCATCGCGCACGAAGAAGGCCAGGACGGCAAGGTGCGCGCGCGCGTGCGGTGGATCAATGAATCCCCGAACGGCGGCCTCGCGCTCAAGACGCGGATGGACGAAGGCGCGGCGAAGGCATTCGCAGAGCGCATGCGCGGCCACGTGCTCGCGGCGAAGCAGCGCACGGTCGGCACACCCACGCCGCAGGGCTCTGCAGCCAATGGCGGCGGCAAGAGCGGCAAGCAGACGACGAAGGGCGGCAAAGCCAAGGACGACGAAGTCGTTTTTTGAACGGGGTCGGGAACGAAAATGCCAGCCATCCGACAGGAAGTCGTCAAGGTTACGGGTGAGCTCACCGCGTTCCGTGCGGTGGGCTCCGATGGCTGGGGCATCGGCACGCTGCTCGACGCCGAGCGCAAGTCCGTCGCGGTCACCGGCAAGCTGGTCGGCGTGCGCGTTGGCGAGACCGTCGAGATCGAAGGCGTCTGGGCGCAGCACGAGCGCTACGGACAGCAGCTGAAGGTCCGCAAGTGCACGCCGACCCGACCGGAAAGCGAAGAAGGCGTGGTGGCTTGGCTCGAGTCGACGCTGCCCGGCATCGGAGCGAGCCGCGCGCGGGCGCTGGTGCGTCGCTTCGGCCCGCGGTTGTGGGACGTGATCGAGAACGAGCCAAACGTGCTCGCACAGATCGACGGCATCACGCACCAACGCGTCGAGGCGATCCGCGCAGCGTACCTCGCGCACCGCAAGGACCGCGACGCCATGATTCTCTTGCGCGGCTGGGGCCTCACCGACGGCCAGATCGCGCGCTGTGTCACGCAGTGGAAGACGCTCGAGGAAGTGGTAGCGCACATCCGCGCGAACCCGTACGACCTCGGCGAGCACGTCTACGGCTTCGGCTTCGCCCGCTCTGACGCGGTCGCGATGAAAGCCGGCGTGAAGTTCGACTCGCCCGCGCGCATCGCCGCCGGCATGAAGCACTTGCTCGACGAGTCGACTGGCGACCGCGGCGACTGCTGGATCAGGTTCGGCGCGCTGCAGCAACGGACCGCGCGCTTGCTGGGCGTCGAACCGGCGCTCGTCGCGAGCGCTATCCGGGCGTCGATCCACACCGGCCGCGTCGTCTGCCGCGAGTCGCGAATCTACTCGGCGCGCATGGACGCCGTCGAGCGCCGCTACGCCGAGTGGGTCGGGAACAAGGGGAGAGCCGCGTGACGAGTGCGAAGATTCAGCTTGATCCCTCGCAGCAGCGTGCGGTGGAACTCGTGTGCACGGCGCCGATGGGCATCGTCACGGGCGGGCCCGGGACCGGCAAGTCCACGTGCTTGCGCTTCGCGCTCGACGAGCTCGATCGCCGCGGCGAGCGCTATGAGCTCGCGGCTCCGACCGGCAAAGCGGCCAAGCGGCTGAACGAGACCACCGGGCGCGAGGCGCGCACCATTCACCGCTTGCTCGAGTACCACCCGCGCGACGGCTTTCGGCGCAATCGCAGCAACCCGATCGACGCCGACGTCGTGATCGTGGACGAGTCGTCGATGCTGGACATCGAGCTCGCCGCTGACCTGACGGATGCGCTCGATGCGCGCCGCACGCGTCTGATCATGATCGGCGACGCCAACCAGCTACCGCCGGTCGGGCCCGGTCGACCGTTCGGCGACCTCGTCGACGCTGGCGACATCGTGCCGATCGCGCGCTTGCAGGTGCTGCACCGCTCGGCGCAGGACTCCTGGGTGTGCGGCAACGCGCCGCTGCTGCTGCGGGGCCAGATTCCGGACCTCGCGCCACGTGCCGACTTCCGCTTTTACGAGGTCGACGAGGCGAAGGATCTGCTCGACTGGGTGCGGCGGATCGCGACGCAGCTCATCGGCAAGAAGATCGATCCGAACTCGCAGATCCTCATCCCGCAGCGACCTGGCCCCGCGGGGATCGACGCGGCGAACGTCGTGCTTCAAGACGCACTGAACCCGCGCGCCGCGAGCGATCCGTACATCGCGCGCACGAAGCATGAGCTGCGCCTCGGCGACCGCGTAATCCAGACGCGCAACGACTACGCCATCGAGGTCTTCAACGGCGAGATCGGCACGATCACTGAGATCGATGCGAAGCGCCTGGTCGTCGACTTCCCTGATCGCGACCCGGTGCAGTACACGCTTGAGCAAGCGGACGCGCTGCAGCTCGCGTATGCGCTGACGGTGCACCGGTCGCAGGGCTCGGAGTTTCCCTGGGTCATCTGCGTCGTGCACCGCACGCACTCGTTCATCCTGAACCGCCAGCTCGTCTACACGGCGATCACGCGGGCGAAGCAAGGCG